CACCGGACTCAATATAGGTGCCATCAGGCAACCGGAGGGCGGTGTGCCCGTTGGCACCGCCACCGTTATCCCACCAGCCGATCTGGAAATCGGTGGGGTTGCCGCGGCCAGGCAGGGCACCGTGTGCGGCAAGCCATGGGCCTTCCGTGGCGGTGCTCATACGGGACTGGAAGATCGGCGCATTCTCCCACGAGTTCACCGCGGCGCTCACAGCGCCGGAACAATCCACACCAGCCAGGGAAAAACCGCCCAGGATGTAAGGGGTACCATCCAGCGGGGCCAAATCAGTCTTAACCTTCTGCACCCGCCCGCCCGTAGCGTGGCGGGGCAGCTCGTTATAGAGGGCCGCCAGGGCGCCTGGCCCATCACCCTGGTTCAGGTGGCGCAGGGTGCGGTTGTATTGGTCAGCCGAGCGTCGGTTGATGATCCACTCGCCAGCATCCACCCAAGCCACCGGAGTGCCTCGGGGGTTGACCGCCAGGATGCCGTCGGTAGTGTCGGTGCCAGGGCCGGCTGTTGGTAGGCGGCCACCAGATGCTTTCTTCGGGGCTACTGCTACAGCAGCCGCGCTCGTTCCAAGAGCGAGCACCGTGTTAAAGCTCCCAAGAAAATCCCACAACGCCTGGATTTTATTGCGGGCGGGCGCGGTGTTCGCATCGACGGTTGGCATTGCTGTGGTGCGGGTGAGCGAATCTAACTGTTCCTTGGTGGTGTTGAATCCGGCATCGAACAAATCTTTGTTCAGTTCAGCCTGGGGGCGGGCCGATAGGCCGGTCAGGTAGTACAGGTCGCCTTTGGCGATCTCACCGGACTTGAGGAACTCGTCAATGATGAGCTGCGCTTGGGGGGAAGGCTTCTGGATCGCCAGATCGTCGACCAGGTTCTTGGCGGCTGCCGCGTTGGTCGTGAACTTTGTGTCGTCCAGCAGCAGTTTCACGTCGACTGTTTTGTCGCCGATAGCGTCGGCTTTCGCTGCCACTTCTCCGAGTTTGGCCACAGCGTCAGCGTCGGTGGCGGTCAGCTTCATGTTGATGCCGTCAGGCAGCTTCTCCGCCTTCACGCCTAGGTCTTTGAGCACACCCATGGCCTGGTCACCCACAGCCTTGACCTCAATACTAGTGCCGGCTTTGAGCGGGTAGAGTTGGGCCCACACCGTGGCCAGTTCCTTCTTAGCGCCTTCGCTATTGACGCCAACCAGGGTAGTGATTTCCCTTGGCAGCACACCATAGGCATCAGCCAGGTGCTGGACTTGCTCTGTGGTCAGGCCGAACTCCTGGCCGAGAGTGGTAAACGTTCCCTGGAATTGTTTATACGCTTCGTTAACTGGGCCGCCAGCAGTGGCTACTTTCTCCAGCTCCTGCCGCATTGTTGCGAATCGTTTAGCCAGCTCGTTAGCGCTGTTATTCGTACGGTCCAGCTTTCCGGCAGCTAGGTCACCGAGATTTTCGCCCAGTTCTTCTACCGGGTGGTTCGCGGTCTCAGCGGATTTCGCTATATCAGTCGCAGCCTGGGCAGCGGACGCCAACGCTTCTTCTGCTGCTATGGGCGCCAGGCCCATAGCCTGCATGACCGATTCCAGGGCATTCAGCTTATCGTTGGCGTTGGCCGACGAATCCGCCAAGGTGTCAATGCCTTTCGCAGCCTGGGCGGCGGCGGGGTCAACCCGGCGCGCGGCCGCTATCGTGTCTTCGATCTGCTTCCGCGATTTCTCCAGGTAGCCCGCAGCACGCTCGCCTTCCTCACCAGCGGCACGCAGCTCGGCGACTAGCTTTTTGTAGTCGTCTCCGCCCTCGGCAACAATAGTGTTGAGGTTTTCCATGCTCAGGCCGGTAGCGGTGAGCTTGGTTTTTAGAACCTGGTAGGCGTCGGAAATTTCAGACGCGCTACGGGCTGCCTCCCGCTGCTCCTTAAACGATAATTTGTTCCATTCCGACCAGGTGCGGGTGGGGTCGGACTTGGAGATCCAGTGGTCCTTGGCCGCACCGATGGCGGTGAACTGGGTGAGAGTGGCATCGGCCAGCTCGCCGGCTGCTTTCTTCGCTTGGTCGGTCAAAGCACCGGTGGTGCCGGAGACTTCTTTGGAAAGAGCTGCTTGGGCATCCTTAGTCGCTTTTGTTGCCGACGCTAGCTTGCGCTGGGCCTCAGTAGCAGCATGGTTCGCTTCGACGAATCCGCCGATGACTGCACCGGCGGCCATGATGCCAACGGACCACGGGCCGCCTAAGGCACCTACTAGGCCACCCGCTGCGGACTTCATGAGGGAGAGGCCGCCTTTAGCAGCGCCCGCAGCAGCGTTGCCTATTTTTGCGGCGCCGGATGCGATAGTGTTGCCCGCGTAAAAATAGCGTTTAGCCGCGACTTGCATAGTCTCCGACCCGGAGCTGAATGCCTCCCGCGACCTACCTAAGGCCTGCGTCAACCCGTTGGATGATGTAATCATGTATTGGGTTTTCGCGTCGAACTCGCTGATCGCTTTGTGGCCTTTTCGGTAGTATTCCTGCAGATCGGCAACACCTTGTTTCATCGTGGCCATCGACTGGGTGGCTTGCTGGATTTTCGCAGGGAAGTCTGTCCAGTTTTTCAGGGCCATGACGGCGGCGATGCCGAGCAGGGGCCCAGTGAAGTCGTTGGCGAGTGTGGCTGCGAGGCCGGCTACAGGGGTTAGCACAGTGATGAGCCCGTGCACGGCGCCGGAGGCTAGGTGTATGCCTGATTCGGCGGCGGGGCCGATTTTGCCGAGAGCGGCAGTACCGGCGGCGGCGGCTGCCACCAAGTCATCCTGGAGGGCCTCAAATAGGCCAAGAGTCAAATCTTCTTTCGCATTAGCGAGGCGTTCCAGGGCGCCCGGTAGGCCTTTGGTTTGGGCGGCGGCTACCTCGGCGGCTTGCCCCTGCCGGGTGACTGCTTCCTTGAGGGCATTGAAATCTTCGGTGGTTTTACCTGCAGCGATAGAAGCGAAGCGCATGGCATCGGAGCCGAACAGGGTGGCGGTTGCCGCCTGGTACTGTTCCTCCGTCATGCGGTTTGACGCGGCGTTCAGCTGGCCGATCAGGGACGGCAGCCCTACGAACTTTCCCTTAGCGTCGTAGACGGTTAGGCCCAGATCGTGGATAGCATTCTGGGCGGGTTTGCCTTGATCGGTGAGCGCCAGCAGGGAAGTTTTCAGCAGGGTGCCGGCGTCGGAGCCGGTGATGCCGGCGTTGGCGAACATGCTGATCGCAGTGGAGGTATCGTCGATACTCACGCCGAAGGCATGTGACACCGTGCCGGCCTGTTGGAGGGCCTGGGCCACGTCGGTGATCTCCGCAGCAGAAGCGTTCGCCGAGCCCGCGAGAATGTCGGATACCCGGCCGGCTTCTTGGGCACCCAAACCAAAAGCCTGCAGAGCCTGGCCTTGGATGGTGGCGGCCTGGGCGGCATCAATCTGGGCGGCAGCAGCCAGCTGCAAGGTGCCCTTGGACGCTTCCATGGACTGGGCGACGGTTAGGCCGTTCTTGGCGAGCTCGGTCATGGCCGCTGCGGCATCAGATGCCGACGTGCCGGTCAACGAGATGTCGTTGCCGAGTTCCCTAGCCTTGGCGCGTACAGCGTCCATCTGCCCCGCGGTCGCCTGGGACACCGCGGCCATGGTGTTCAGTTGGCTTTGGTACTCGGTGCCGACAGACACAATATCGCTGGCAACGCTGCCAAGGCCGAGGGCGACGCCGATACCGGCGCCGAGTTTCCCTGCAATACCCAGGGCGCTGCCCAGGCTGGATTCCAGGGCGCGGTTGAATCCTTTAGTGTTCGGTTCAACCAGAATGTCGATTTTGCCGCCGGCCATTATGCCCTCCTAACGTTTCGGGTGCCTTCTAGTTGCCGCGCATGCGCAGGAACTCCGTGATGGTGATCTTCCGCTTTAGTGGTTTGGCAGCTTTCTCCGCCGCCTGGGTGGCTGCTTGCACCAGCTGCTGTTGCAGCGCAGGTGGGCGAACCGCGACGGGCCACAGCTGTGGCTGCTCTGGGGGCTTAATACCGAGCAGTTTCTGGCGGGTTTTCTCCGCTTGCACCTCGGGGTCGTCCGGGTCGGTGATCCACGACCTGTATTCGGAGTTCAGCCAGTAATCCTCCCTATCCACCAACCTGGCAATGTTTTCGTCAGTGGGGGTCCACTCGTCCAGCCCATCAGCGAGTATCGCTAGGTCAACCCACCACATTTCCGCCAGGCACGTGCGGTAGTTTAGGTGGTATTTGGATTGGAACCCGACCAGCCGCCTGGCGAACTCCTGGGGGTTGACTAGCTGGAGGATGTAGGAAAAAAATTGCCATCGGCATCCCGGTAGCCGCAGATCTCACCGATGACATCAAACACCCGCATGACCTCGGCGAGGCTTAACGTCATGAGCTGGTCAACGAACGCCTCTTGGTCTTTCTTGGGAGAGTCGGACACCAGGGCGATAACACGGGTGGCTTGGTCGTGGATCGCCTCATCAGCGTGGTCGAATAAAGCCCTGACGATGTTATGGGCTTCTTGGCCGGTGAAATCTCGGCGCAGCGACAGGTCAACGCCAAGCAGGGTAACAGGTACGGGGTCGCCGCCGTTGATAGCGAGAGCGCGCTCGAAAAGGTCGATTTTTTCCATGAGGTTTGGTTTCTCCTAGTGTTTGGAAGGAATAAGGGTTTTTAGGCAGAGCCACCGCCTAGGCCTCCATAAGACCAGCCAGCTTGTCACGGAGGTTGTCGAGCACCTGTGGCGGGTGGCTGGGAGGTTTAGCCGGCCAAATAGGGCCCATAGCATCTGCTGCCCAGCGCGGCACCAAATGTATATGCAGGTGAGGGACGGTTTGGGTTGCCACCGCCCCGCTGGATTGGATGATATTTAGCCCGTCTGGGGTGACAGCCGCACGTAACGCCGCAGCAACCCGCAAGACAGCGCGAGAGAGGCACGCGGCGTCAGCTTCTGGCAGCTCCCAAATATCGGGTATGTGCCGGCGGGGAACCACCAGGGTGTGGCCAAGAGTCGCCGGTTGAAGTGGGAAAAACGCCACGGTATGGTCGTCGCGGTAGATTTCCCGCGCCCAACCTTCCCCCATGATGATTGCGCAAAATGGGCATGAAGGATTTGCCATTAGGGCACGGTAATGCCTGCGGGTAGCTCGGGGATGATTTCCTCGTAGCCTTCAAGGAAGGAGTTGTCGAACTCCCAGCCGTCCAGGTTCTGGTCGTCGATGACGGCGCGCTTCGCCGGCGATGCCAGCGTCACACGGGGGCAGTAGAATGCCATCTTAGAAACGCCGTCATCGAACCGGCAGAAGAAGGCAAATTCTTCGCCAAGCCCAAGCTCGACAACGTAGAGATCGCCCTTCTTAGTGATCTTGCCGCCCTGCAGGCGGGTCAACAGGGCAGCCTTGCTGTTGTCGACAGCGCGGTACTTCATACCAGATTCCAAAGCGTCGCGGATGATCTTGTAGATGGCATTGCGCTTGTTCCAGATCTTCTTCTTGGTGACTTGCTGCTCAGCAGTCACCTCAATGCCTGCTTCAATGCCGCCGTAGGCGTCCCACCCGGTGAGGGTAGCGGCAAAAGGATCAGCGGGCATGGCAGTGCCTACGGGGGCGCGGAAAGCGTCGCCATCCAACCAAACATGGGCTTTTTTGGAATCAGCAAAATCAGACATGATGCACTCCTTTGTTAGATTGTGCGCCTGCGCAGGTGAACACCAATGCGAACAGGCGCGTAGTAAATGATTCGGTCAAGACCCCGGCCTTTGTCCTCCAGCTGGATGGGGCCGTCCACCCAGTGGGCGGACCAGGCGTGGGTGTCATCAACGATGATGTTTTTTGCCCTGGCCATTAGCTCCCCGGCGCGGGTGGCAAGGTTCCATGCGGTGATGTCGGGGTCTTCGGGGATGCGGGAAACGTCGGGTCGGGGCACCCAGGGGGTGATTTGGATGAGCACCCGGTGCAGGCGGGGGTCGCCGCCCTGATGCCCTACAGCCTTGACCGTGACGTGGGGTTTGGTGAGCGGGTCGGGGACCTCCCGGCAGGTGACAGCACCACCGTGTAGTAGCCGAACGAATTCGGCATCGGCCAGTAGATGTTTGCGTACTTCTCCGGGGATGTAGGCGGTGGGGATTATGGCGCTCATCGGGGCCTCATGCCTCGGTAGCGGCCGAATCGCATGGCTGCGTTGGTGAGGGCAGCGTGGGCGGGGGTGTCGGCGGTGCCGTACTCTTTGTGGATTGCGAGTTCGTCGTTGTCAACGACCCGCACCATGGTGCCACGCACGTTGACGGCGATGCCGTCACGGTAGTCGCCAGTGAGGACGGGGGCTGCGGCTTTAGCTTGGCTGGCTATCTCCTGGGCGATTTTCTTTCGGGCTGGCACCGTTTGGCGCCGCAGCTCGCGGAGTATTCGGCGCCGGTACAGGGTGAGTTTCGCTTTCGCCACTGGGGTTCTCCTCCTTTGCTTCCTTCTCGGCCGCTTCGGCGGCGCGGGCGGCTTGTTTCTTGCGGATGTCGGCGAGGTGGTAGGGGCTGCCGGCCGCGGTAAAGAAGGGGTTGCCGGCGTCGTCGGTGCCGTGGTAGATGCCGTCGTGGACGCCTTCCTCCTCGGGCAGCAGTTGTTTTGCTTGGGTGGTGGGAATAGTTTCGGTCATGGTTGTTCTTTCTCCTTTGCTCTGCGGGCTCGTACCGCAATGTAGTCGGGTGGCAGGCCTGGGATGCCGCGGGCAATGCCGTCGCTGATGCACTGCCACACCCGGCCGTCGGGCCCCAGGAATTCGTCTTTGGCGGTGATGTCGAGGTCGGCCACGGCGGCGGCTGTGGGGGCGAACATGACGAGTCGTTCGTCGCGGACGCCGCCGGTGGGTGTGGTTTCTTGCATGCCGGTCCAGTAGGCCTCTTGGACGAGGCCGGTGCCGGCAATGGGTTCGTAGGTGGTGGCGATGATTTCCCCGGTGATGGGGTCGTCACGGGTGGTTGTTTGCCGCCGATACTGCCACCCAGGCTGGAAGAGGACACAAGGGGTTAGCATCGGTCCTCCGGCAGCGTAGGTGTTGCTTTACGACGGATGCTCCAGGCACCCTGGGCCAACTGCGGGGACAACAGGACGACCTCATCGGTGGTGAGCCACAGCCTTGAGCCTTGCCCCAGGCCGCCGTCGGTTTCCCATTGCATGGTCACCTCCGGGTAGGCCAGCTGGGTGAGCCCACCCCGGTCCTCTTTAGCGATAGCGCGGGTCACCATATCCTCCACGACGCCAGCAACGACTTCAACACTGAGCCGGTTTTGCTGGATGCGGGTGGGGATGCTGGGGAACCGCTGGAGAATAATACTTTCCGCCCGTTCGATAAGGCGTTTCGCCTCCTCCAGCCGGGTGCCGTCGAGGTGTGGCCACAGGGTTTTGGGGTCAGCGGTGAGCCAGGTGGCCATGGGGGTTACTCCTCCGCTGGTGGGGTGGCTGCGGTGACTGCCGCGATAATTTCGGCTTTAGTTTTGCCTTTGACGTCAATGCCGAGCTGAACAGCTACAGTGACCCAGTCAGCTTTCGGGGCGCCATCGGCTGGCAGCTGGATTGGCGTCTCCTGCGGCGTGGTAATTTCCTGGTCGAGGATGACATAACCTTGACGCCGGTAGTAGTCCAACCGGTCGTCGGGGACGTCGGTGCAGACGCCGCCGACGAACAGGTCAGCGCCGATGGGGCCGGTGTAGCCCTCGACGGGGGTTTTCACGATGGCCATGATTAGGCCCCGATCTTGACGTTGCGCAGCACCGCGGCGGCTTTGGTGGACTTGAGTACCGGGGCGACCGGCCCCAGTTCCACTTCGCCGCGCTTCACGGCGCCGGAGGTGCTGAAGTCCGGCAGCCAAGTTCGCAGCATTTGACCATCGGTAGTGGTCACGCCGTGGAAACCGTCTAGGCCGATGCGTACGGCGTAAATGCTGGTCTTGCCCGCGGTCACGGGGATCACCGGGTCGTTTGTGCCGGCTTTCTCGCCGGCATCCGCCAAGATGACATTGCCGAGCATTTCCCGGGTGATTTCATGGCCACCCGCACCCAGCAGCCCCTCAACCGGCTGTTGCGTGTACAGGTTAGCCCGGCGCGCTGCTGCCCGGATCTTCGCCAGCACACGCTTATTACAGAGCAGCAGGGTGGGCGGGCCATCCAAGGCGCCGAGGAGTTCGTCCAAGTCGTCGAGGATAGCCAGCGCGGTGTCGGCGGTGGTGAGGGCAGTCCAGTCTTTCTCACCCGCGGTATTCAGCTCGGTCGCAGAATCTTTTAACGCTTTATCCAGGCCGTCAAAGCCTTTGGCGTCGACCGCGGTGTCACCGGTGATGATCGCATCGTTAAACTTCGCGTTAGTGGCTTTGATGAGCTGGGAGGCCTGCAGTGCCACTTCATCGCTGGCTGCGGGGCCGAGGTGGGCGAGCACCCGGTCCACCTCAAACGTGCCGCCCAGCGGTTTGAGCTCCACGCTTTTCTTAACGGTCTTGACTTCTTGAGGGGTGTATTCTTTGCCGATTTCGCGGAAGTCAGCGGCACGCTGGGTAACCAGCCGCCGGTAGCCATATTCGAGAGTGGCGCCACCACCTGCGGGGTTGACCGCGGTGTCAAAGATCAAGGCGTCTAGCAGCGGGGAGTTTTTACGGAACTCGTCGATGACCGCCGGGTCGTAGTCTTCCAGGGTGTTGAGTTTGGCGTCTGCCAGGGTAATAGGCATAGCGAGCCTCCTTATCTTTTATGTGATGTTGTAGTGGTTACGGAGTGCCTCGGTGAGGCTGCGGGGGGCCGGCTTGCCGCCGGCGTGTTGCCCTTGGGAGGGGTCGACTGGCAGCTCGCCTAGCGCCGCGGCTAGGGCCTTGGCATCAGCGGCGAGTTCTTCCGGGGTTGAGCCCTGAAGCCGACCGGCCAGATCAGCAGGCAACCCCACAGTTTTCAGTGCCTTAGCAACTGCCGCCTGGCGGTGTTGTTCGGCGATCTGTGCTTCCAGAGCCGCCACGCGGTCCTGGGCTGTTTTGAGGTCTGCCGCGGTTTTCTCCTGCTCTGTCATCTGGGCGCGCTCGAACTCCGCCAGGCGCGCCTTCAGCGCAGCGTTTTCCTTATCGAGGGTCTGGCGCTTGTCGCGTTCCTTAGCTAGGTCGGCAAGCACTTGGGTTTTTGAGCCCCGACCGTTCGGTTCGCCGCCATCCCCGTCGCTGTCGGCGTCAGCATCAGCGTCGGCGTTGCTGGTGGCTGATGCGGTTTCGCCTTCCCGTTGCCGGCCACTGGCCTGGGGGGTAGAAGCCGCCCCCTCGGCAGCACTAGAGCCGCCAGCTAGTGACTGACCGTCGATAGGGGGCTGTGTAACGCACCGAATGTGATAGCGCATTAGACCGTTGACAATCATGGATCTTCCTTCCTTCTTTGTTTTTGGGCATAGAAAAACCGACCTCCACTTTTGGGGGTCGGTGTCACAAGTTTTTAGGGGTTACCAGAGTGGGCAGCTGAGGGGCGGCGGGGCGGCGTTTTGGTACTTTTCTTTCCGGTCGCAAGGCTTCCACATGCCAATACCCGCGAGCGCATCTGCGTATTCTTCGGCCTGCTCACGTGGCCACCCCATGGTATCCATGTAGGATTGCACGATGGTGTCCCAGGGAGCATCGATAGGGACATCTGTGAATAACATAATTGCAATGCTACACCTGGGTAAAAAATTCATCAAGAGCAGGCATAATATACTGCGCAAATTCGGAGTCCTGCCACTGTACGCTATCTAGAACATGCTCCTGGCCCCTGTGAAAATTCAGGGTGTTTACCAGCCTCGGCACTCCGGTTTTAGTAGTCACCCACTGGGCATACGCCCGAGCAAAAAGCTCATCAGCTAACAAAAGATAGATTTGGGTGTGACTCTCCGTCAGATTCCCCGCATACGTTGCAATCTCACGTGTCGACGGTGCTTGCCGAATCGCCGCAAGCACGGGCTTCATCTCTGGCAGGGCTTCATATTTCCATTTGATGAGATGCCCCAACTCATGAAGGACAGTTAGCTCCTGTCCCTGGAAAGTCCCGTTAATCGTTACTCGGTAACGAGTAATCCCCTCATGGTCAATGGTTCGGTACGAAGTTCCGCGGATCGGACTCTCTTCCACTTTCGTCCCGAGGCGATCACGACCGTTCATTAGCTCGATTTTGTATTCGTCGGGGAGGAACGTTTTCCCTTGGTGCGCGTCATCCATATAACTCAGTGCCCTGCTGACAACCTTGCGGAATTGCCTGGGGGGCGTGGCTATACGCTGGGAATACTCGTGTTTCAGCCTAGCGTCAGTCTCGGCGCCGAGGGCGGGTTTAGCTTGATCGTCAGCGCTGCTTCCTGCAGAGAGCGCAATGCTTGGCCTGGTGTCGATCCTGCGTTTGGCCTCCAGAACAGCGGGATCACGTTTCGCCCATGACCACTTACCAGATAGGTCTGGTGTGGTGTCGGTGAGGAAGCCGTTCTTGTGTAGTAGCGCTAGGGCGAGGTCGCGGTCATCGCCGGCGATGCGGTAGATTTCTTCCGGCATCAGCCTGGCTACCGACGTGCGCCGGTACCTGCCGCCAGCTTTTTGTAGCGCCGCACCGTATTGTTCTCGCAGGTAGTCGGATGCCCAGCCGCGTTTGGTGGTGCCTTCGGTGGTGATGAGTCGCCGCCTACCACCTGCCGAGGTGATGGCTTTCATGCCCCGGCGGACGTTAACAACCTGGTTAATGGCGGCGCCATCGCGGATAGCCTTGGCGCCTGCTTTGGTGAACACCTTGGCCTGCTGCTCCGGCGCTAGGGAATCGAAGTATTCCTTAGCGTCGAAATAGAACAGTTTGTGCATATCCGACGTGGCCTCGGAGACCGGAATGGCGGTGCAGTCGCATCCGGGGTGCCGAAGGAACCGCATACTGCTGCTGCCTTTTTTGCCTGCTAGGATGGCGCATCTGGCGCAGCATGGGGGGCGAACTACCCGAACCCAGGTAGTGCCGGGTCTAGCGGCTAGGTGGGTGAGTATGGCCATGCGGGCGGCATCGGAGATGGCGGTTTGGGTGGCGGTTGCGAGCATCACGCCCGCGTGGTGCCACGCCTGCGCACGCTCCGTGATAGGGGCTTCGGCGTCGACCAGCTCGGTGATTTTTTGGGCTTGGGCGTAGGCGAGCCCCATCACGGGGTCGCCGCTGCCTGTTACCCCGGCGAACGCCTCCGGGGCCGCCGACAACCCCGACGCCTGGTCGTAGTGTTGTAGATCCAGCGCAACATCTGCTGACGCGATTGCTGCTTGGGCTGCCAGCAGCTGCCCGTGGGTCACCATCTCGGTGAACGGTAGGGCGTGGGTGGCGAACCAGGCATTGGGGTCTTGCGGGCTGTTGGGTCGCCAGGCCGCGAGCACTCGCCGGACTATCTGGGCGATGAGGCGTTGCCGGTAGTCTGCGGCGGCTTGGAGTTGTGGGGGGAGCCTGGAGTACTGGGAATCTAGCATGATAGTGGGCCTCCCTCCATGCCGCTAGACGACGGCCACGGTTACGGCGGTTCGCGTTCGCCCGAGTTGTCGTCGGCGCCGCGTTCGAGTTTTTCAATGATGCCGCCCATGCTGTTTTCCTGCTCCAGCCACTCCAGTTCACGGTCGATACGTTGTTGTGGCCATCCCATCTCGGCCATGGCCCCGCGCACTGACATGAACGGGCGTCCGCCAGTGCTCTTTTGCAGCGCATCGGCGCGTTGCGACTCGGTGGGGGTGCCGGGGTTCTGCCACAGGGTGCTGATTCGCCCGTCGGCTTCCCAGCTGCCGGTACGGATCCGCTCGGCGATGCCTAGCGCCCACGCCCACCCAGCACCCATGAGAGTGTTTAGCCGCTCCACCTGTTTCACGAGTCGGGATTCGTCGGCGCGGATGGCGCCCTCGGCGGCGGGGTTGGCAGTGTTTTGCCCCATCATCCGCACCGGCAGGCCGGTCACGGTTGCTGCCTGCTCAGCCAGCATCTTGATGGTGTCGTGGAAACCCGTCAGTTGGGCGCCCGACAACTGCTCGATCTTCGCGTCTTTGCTGGAGATCGCCCAGATGGCGCCCAGATAGGTCTCCCAGGGGTCCTCAATCTGGTTGCCATCAGCATCTACGAAATCCTTCTGAGACACGCCCAGAGCAACCTTTTGAGGCGTCGCCACGGTCTCCATGGCTAGCTGGAGCTGGAGCATCACCCGGCCCGCCATATCAACCAGGGGCCGAAGGTCTGCCAGTTGGGTCTCACCCGCCCATTCCCCGGTTCGTTGCCGGTTGAGAATCATCACCAGCGGCACCCGGCCTAGGCGGTGTTTGATGCGCCTGACCACTTCCCATTTCCCGGCGCGGCGGTCGATGAGCACGGTGGAGTCGGGGAGGTAGAGAGTCATGTATTCGGCGATGCCGGTGTCATCACGGTAGATGCGGAGAGCCGCGGTCATTTCGCGGGTGCGCGCATCGACCAAAGCGGCGATGTCTTTGGGGGATTCGGGCATGATCCGGGGCCTGCCGCCGCCGTCGCGGGCGGCAACGGAGATGAATGCCCGACCGTAAATTAACAGGTCGCGGTGCACCAAATGTGATAGGGAATCAAGGTCGTTAGCTTCCCAGTCGGCACGCAGCTCGGCGTCTTCTTCAAGCGCCCCGGAGCGCAGGAACATCCGCACGTCCTGCCGCTCCTCAAGGACGTCGATATAGGTCCTGCACCAATTCAAAGGGAAAGCAAACTGCTGCACATCGGGCGGCACCGCGATGCCAAGATTGCCGATTTCCTGCATGCCCCGGTAATAGTGTTCATTCTTGCGGTCCTCCCGGCGCTGCCGCTGAATCTTATTGAAGAGCTTCTCGGCGAGGCGCTGCTCTTCTGGCGTGAGCTCCATTGTCGTCACCTCCTTCTGCGGCGGCCTAGCACAACAACCCTGGCGGGCGCTGAAGCGTTTTCCCAATCACCAGCATGGGCGTCCATGGCCGCTTCGTGGGCGAGCACTTTAGCCATAGCCGGGTCGATCTTTTGTTGCTCTGTTGCTTTGCCGAGCACGTACATCTGGGCGGGCTTGGCGACTTTTCGGGCATTGGCTATGGCCAGGCTAGTGAGCGGGCACCCGTCATGGGTGATACGCCCCGTTGCAAGGTCTACCTCAAACCGCCTAATTGCTTGGTACATGCGTTTGATGCTGTTTGTGGCCCACTCGAACACATGTTCCGAGCCGTATTTGAGTGCCCATTCGCCGATCTCCGAACGCCAGTCTTGGGGGTCGCAGTACATGCGTTCCACCTGGTAGCGGTCGAAGAGTTCGTCGACTGCGGCGGCTACTTCCCCGCGGGGTATGCGGCCTTGCCACTCGGCAGGATTCCAGATGGTGGGGCGGTCGTCTGGCCCGTAACGGGGTGTGAACGAAAACCCTTGAAGGGTTTCACACCGGATAGCAGTCCAGTCGTTGTTTTCTGACCCGTCAAAGCCCACGCAGATGCTAGTGCCGTCAGGGGGATTCCCAAGCCATTGCATAGTGTTCCTCCCATAGTCCTGCTGGCAGCCAGCTGCCTGATGAGTAGGTGATCCGGTTGCCGAAGAAGCGTTCTGCTTGCTCGGGGTCGCGGAGGGATATTTCGTCAGCCTCGGCCAGCACCGCGTCGATATTGACCCAAGGACTGCCCGTGTAGACGGCTTCGAGGATTCGGCGCCGGTCTCGTTTCCGCTCCCACTTCAAATGCTTGGGCGGTGGAATGTAGAACGTTGCCACGTCATCCAAGTTGGCTTCAAGCGTCGTTTGGGCGACAGATTGTTCGGCGGAGTCGTAGGCGTTTGTCGTCTCGATTGCCCTGCCACCCATGCCTGCCAGGCCGCGGCGCTGGGCGTCGGCAACTTTGGTCATGCGGTTGCGTTTGGTCCACAGTCCTGTCTCGTCCTGTTCACAAAACGTTACGGGGTTGCCGACGCGGCTGTCGGCGCTGGCGGTTACGGCGTCGATTCGGTCGGCGTCGTCGCCGCCCAGACCGCCGAGGATGCGCACGAACCCGTCTCGGACCGCCATTTGGTGCCGGAGGGGACCCATCTGGATCATCGCCCGCAGCGGCCTATAGGTGTTCTCCACCTGGTCCTCGGATGTGGCAGTCAACTGGATCAGTGGCGATGGGTGAGGTCTGCCCTTGGGCTCACCAGCCTGGTAGGGGAAGACGAAACCGCAGCCACAGCCCCAGTCGGAGCATCGGTAGACTTCCCCCGCAGCAGCCCAGCCGTCAAACTCGGCAGGGCCCACTGCTTGGATAGCCGTCATCGACGCCGCCCACGGACCCTTACCCGTCTTCTGCGGGGCGATCACCTGCAGCCGCCGGTAGGTGAACGCCCTGGCGCCCAGAGGGGTGTTTTCCCATCGCAATCCAGCGCGGATGCGACCGAAGTTGGCGGCACACCAGAATTGCCAATCACTCCAGACGAATGCCTCCCCACGCCGATAGCCATCGGGGATAAGACAGTGAGCCTGCACCCAGGCATCCCACAGGTCCCCGAGGGTGGGAAAATCGACGACCCAGTCAGTCGGCAGGATCATCGTCATCGTCCTTTACCGCCCGCAGGCGACGTCTGGGCGGACTATCACGCTGTGGTGGCGGGGCCGACTCGGCAGCTGGGCTATCGTCAGCGGTGGAGATTGTCCAGCCGTTGAGCAGGAGACCAGCAGGCGACAGGCCGATGCTATCGGCGAGCCGCAGCACCTGGGTCATCATCGACGGCGTAGCCCCTGGCGCTTCGCTACGGACCGCCCAGCGTACATAGTGTGCGATGGTCAGCCAACGCCATTCTTCTTCCGCCCACGCCACAGCCTGGGGAAACCGCCATAGCTTTTTCCATAGGGCGCGCTCCCTGGAGTAGCCGGTCGGCAGTGGCCACTGCGGGGGTTTGCCCGTGTAGCCGGACGCCGGCAGCACCCGCAACTCCGAGGAGATACCGCGGGCATCAGAACGACCAGAACGAGGATCCGGCGGCGGCCCCGACCGGGGCCTAGCACCACCACTAGGCATAAAAACCACCCCCTACCAAAAGGTTTCATCGAGCAAAATATCAGGTTTGAGGGTTCAAAAAATAGCAGGCCATAGGCGGTTTTTGAACCCTTCGCACCATCTAGCTACCA